GTACTCATCCAAGTAGCAACCTAGTTTCAAACCGAAAGGTATCTTACCGTCTCGGTAGTCCGTCAGAAACTTTGTGCTGTGTCCGTTGTTTAGTATCATATTCCAGCTGCTTTATGTACGTGTTCTACTAATTTGTCTACTTCTTTTTTACGCCCGTTCTCTCCGTGTTCTTTTTTAAGCCAGTTCTTAGCCGTCAAATATAAAGAAACATATTTACTATTGCCCTTGTAGTTTTGTATCGAATCTAAAACTGTGTCTATTTGCTCTTTTGTGTAGTCATCGTTTAGCCTAATACATTCTGCTTTTGTAATTGATAGATGTTTAAAAGACATATATATATCTTTATTATCATTTACATTAACATTTACATTTACATTATCAGTTGACGCTCGTAAACGCTCGTTAACGGTCGTTGCATTTCGTTGACGTTTCTCAGCACTCTTTCGACCCGCTTCTCTGCGTTGCTCTAGTTGTGTTTCCCATTTCTGTAGGTCTCGCTTTAATTGTCGTTTAATACTAATAAAAGCAAGTTCTACAAGCTGGTTATCTGCTGTAGGGTTTTCGTCGTTAACGTAAGAAAATATATGCTTAATTAACTTCCCCGCTACTTCATCAGGGAGGAAACTAAATAGGTCTTGCTGGTCTGCGTAAAGCACGAAGCTTTTTTTATCTTTTGCCATAGTGTTTTTTTTAATCGTGTTTTTAAAAAGGAATGGGGAAAGGTAAACACGAACAACCTTTTACTTATATGCCTATAAAACCCCTTTGCAAGGATACTAAAAAAGTTTTACATCTTCATACTTCGAGAATGTTCTTTTTTTAGCGTGTTTCAAGTTTTCGATAGCTTGGTTAAAGTAACTATCTTTTAACTCTATTCCTATTGCTTTACGCCCTAAAGATACTGGACTATAAACCTCACTACCTACTCCCATAAAAGGCGTTAAAACAACTTCGCCCTCGTTGGTGTACATTTCAACTATTCTATCAATAACATCTAATTGCAATGGGTGTACGTGTTTCTCATCGTCCTCAGTTTTGCTTTCTCGATACGGCAAAACGTTATCTATACGAACGTCGTCCCATACTGCAGAAGCGTAACGCTGCCATATATAATGGCTTAATTTATTACTTTTCGGGTCTTCATGGTATTTATACTTTGAGTTTAAATGTTCCCAAAGTTGCTCCTCGTTAAAACCGTCGTTAGTAGCGTTGTTCCATGCTTGTAAAATGTTAGGTAAAACTGGTGTAGCTCCGTGGTATCTTTTAAGTCCTTGCGGGTGTGTTACTGGTACTTCGTTTTCGCCTTTCTTTGTAAATATTAGCATATAGTCAGGCATTGCAGTAAAACATTTAGTCATATCTTCAACTACAAATTTGTGCATTAAACTCTGTACCATTGTACGCATACGAACCTTTAAAGGCTCTTTCCATATAGTTATACGATTACGGTATTCAAAACCGTGTTTCTCATGTAGTCTAATTATCTCGTGTGGAAAGTCCCAAAGGCGCGAAGTATTATCGAATACATCTGTACAATGTACCGCGTTTATACGTCCTTTCTTTGTTACCCTAGCCATTTGTTCAATTAAAAAGTCGTACTGCTCTAAAAATTGCTCCTTACTTTCGCAGTTACTAAAATCGTTTGGACTACTAGAGTAGTTATATAACCCTGCAAATGGTGGAGAATATACAGCTAGGTCTACGCTTTCATCTTTTAGCGTTGGTAATACGTGCATACAATCTCCGTTATAGATTGCGTAATCATCTGTTAAAACTTGTTCTTTTACTTTCATCTTATATAAATTTGGGTGTTTCTATTTGTTTATTAAATTCTTTTGTTTTGTGCGTGAAGTCCGCGTTTACATTTTCTACTAGGTTTTGATATAGTTGTATTGCTTTCTCGGTCTTTTGCTGTAGTGCTTCCATTACTCTAGTCTGACCGTCTGAAATAACCATATCAATAGTTACGTCGCGTTGCTGTCCAAACCTCCAAAACCGTCGAATAGCTTGGTAGTATTGTTCGTAACTCCATGTAGGGAAAAATACAGAATGGTTACAGTGCTGCCAATTTAAACCCATTCCAGTCATCTTAGCCTTAGTTATTAGTCGAGTTATTTCTCCATTTGCAAAGGCTACTAAAATCTCTTCTTTTTTATCTACATACATACTTCCTAATATTTCTACAGCTTCACTATCAAAAGACTTTATTAATGCGCTTTCCTCGTTTCTATTAACCCAGTATACAGAAGTTTTACCTTTTGCTAGTTCAATAGCCTTCTCGCATCGTTCTTTTATTGTGCTTTTCTCTTCGTGTTTAATCTCGTTAAAGTTCTTTGCAACTGGTGTAAACATTTGTATTTGACCGTCTACATCTATTAATGAATTGTTTTTAACGACGTGTTTATTTACTATGAGTTGAGGCAGTATATAACGCGTGTCATCAAAACCTAAGTCCGACGGTTTTTTAACCATTATCGACCACTGGTTAACCCATGCAAAAAAATCTTTTTCAGCGTGCGGTTTTAAGTAGTATTTTTCTCCTATATTACGAGCGTTGCTGTCGGAGGTGTTATTATTGTTTTTAAAAAACTTACCTAGCATATCCATATAACCCATATAACCAAGAGCCTCGCTACTTGTACCTAATTCTATAAAATCGTTAGGGCTAGGGGTTGCTGTAGATAAATAACGGTACTTGACTTTTTTAATAAAGCTAGTAATTTGATTTTTAATTTTACCGTCGAAGTTTTTTAAAATACTACTTTCATCTAATATAACCCCCTCAAAGTCTTCAGGCTTTAAATACTGCAACCTCTCGTAATTACATACTACTATTTTCTTTGTGTGCTTTCCGTTTTTTGTTTGCTCGATGTCGTCGGTAATATTCCTGTCTATTGCTTCTTTTACGAATTGAAAACCTACAGCTAAAGGTGTCAATATTAATACCCTTCCATTTGTTTCGTTTACAATATTCACAGCAATAGATAGCTGTATTAAAGTTTTACCTAAACCAGTATCCGCAAATACTGCCATCCTACCCTTTTTAACTGCTTTCTCTATTATTGCTTTCTGAAAATCAAAAGCACAATCAGGAAAGTAATTAGGCTCAAAACCAAACTCTCCTATAAGGTGTTTTTTTTGGTTTAAAAATTGTTCATAGTTCATAATTTAATTGTTTTTTGTGTAAAAAAATAAGCCCTGTAAATCCAGCGGGGCTCAGGCGCTTTCATTACAAGGCTTTTATTAATTCCTTTAGCTGCTTATGGTTGAGCCCGCAACTTGTGCAAATATAACTATTTATTTTGTTTCCCGTACAAAATTATCGTAAAAATGTTTCTGTAAATCGTCTAGCTCTTGCCATACATCTCTATCTTTTGCTATTTCACGTACTAACCTATCTAAATAAGCTGCGTAGTTCTTTGTTCTTTGCTTTAGTTCCCTGTTCCAGTCGACCTCTTCTAGTAGGTCGCGAAGCGTGTACACTAGCCCCGCTGCGTTTATTATCTTTTCTTCTTTTGTCATCAGTCTAGTTTTAAGTTATATTCTTGCAATAGTATTGTTATTTTATATTTACAATTTTCTAAAGCTTCGTATGCTTCTTCTGTTAAGTCAGGATTGTACTTTATTTCCGACCTTAAATATTGGTCTAAATCCCAAACCGCTAACTTCCATTTATAGCCGTCTAAGGCTGTTAACGCTTCTTCTGCGTCCTCGTCTTTAAATTCTAGTGTTATTTTCATATCATCGCGTTATTATACAATTCGTCTACGTTTACGTCTTTTATGTCCTCCTCTATGTCGTGCCACCTGTTACTATCGTGGTAGCGTTCTTCTCTGCTAGGCGGGGGAGAAACCATGTAAGGCTTATACTCTCCTTTCGCATCTTTATACCTTAACTCACATAGTCTCATTCTAGCATGGTTTAAAGTACAGTTTAGAACCGTTGCAACCTCTTTAGCTGTTACGTCCTTGTTGCGTTGGTATATCTCATCTATATGCCTTAAAAGGCTGTTCTTGTATGTTATCATTTTATTTCGTTAAATATTTCTAAAACTAGCTTATAAGCGTCTGCCATTCCTTTAGCGTAGTCGTTGGAATAAGTCAAGGCGTTCTCTCTCATCTTTTCAATAGTTTCTAGCTTAAGAAGAAACAAGTCACGCTCTCGGCTCGGAGGTCTTAAGTTGTTAGCTGGCTTTCCTATTTCTTGAACTTGCTCAGGACGATACCCTTTTACCGTTCCGTTGTTAAACTTTACTAGTACTTGGTTAGTCTTTCTTTCTACTACCGTTCCTTCTTTTCCGTCGTTTGTTCTTACTTTCATGTTATTTAGTTTTACAGAATTTAAGTTTACCCTCTAAGTATTGCACTTCGTAGTTATCACCTTCAATGTTACCCGCGCATTTTAAGTACATTACTTCGTAGGTGTGTAGTTCCTCTTTTAGCTCGTAGATAGTTTCTTTCTGATCTTCTACTTGTTCTTTGTAGTTTTCTATTTTATGCAGTGCTATACATAATACTGCTACTAATATAAATACTGCTGCTGCTATGCTTGTTTGTATAAATGGTTTCATATTTGTTGCTTTAAAACGTTTAACACTTTGCGAATTGCTTTAAGACGTTCTTTTCGGTTGTTGAAGTCGTAAACACTTTCAAACTTTGTTTTGTGCTTTTCCCATAAGGGGCATAGAAACTCGTCTATATCCCATCTTGAAACATTTTGTTGATGGAAAAAATACCCACATAACCCCATATCAGTAAAATTTCTAAAAGTCTCGTAATTATTCCACCATCTTTTTTTCTTACTCCAATCCTTATCAGCTTGCTCAAAGGCTTTGATTATTTCTTTCTTTGTCATATTGTTTCAATTATGGTCACTTCGACCCCGTTAATAATATCGCTCTTTTGTCCTTTTCTACCTAATCGAGTGTAGATATTAGCTGCTGAGCATCCGCAGACCTTAGCGACTTCTACCGCGCTGTTACGGTAGATAGTCTTTGTTTCTGTTTTTAGTTTGTATAACATTATTTGTTGTTTAAGTATTCCTCTATTTCGTCGTCTATTCTACCTAAGTCCTCTACACTAAGCTGGTCTAGTATATCGTACTCGTCAAATATCAAGTCTGAAACTACATAAACCGCTTTAACGTCCCAGCTCCAAAAAGGAACTAAATAACCTACCTCAGGCTCTGCTTCTTGATGTTCGTAAGTGAACTCTATTAAAAAGCAATCTAAATCTAAAAATTCTGTTTTCATGTTTATTTGTTTTTAATTGTTTTTAAGTTAATGCAGTGTAGGATGCTGCTCCCCTTTTTGGTTATTTAATATTAAAAATTGACTTCCAATCTTTACTAAGTCTTTTTATCATTTTTCTAGTTCCTTTTATTTCTTTTCCAAAGCTTTCACACCATACAAAGTGTAATTTGCGCCCTTCTGTTAAATGTGTTCTTGTTTCAAGAAACCAAATCGTATTATCATCTTCTTTAAATGTTTTTACGTTTGTTGTTTCAAATGTGCTCATGGTCTTGTTTTTAATTGTTTCGACAAATATAATACACGAATTTAGTTCTTGCAAGTTTTTTAGTAACTTTTTACAAACTTTTTTGTAATTAATTTCTAACTGCTTGAAAACTAACTAAATAAAACTACGTTAAATTGGTATCTGAGAAATAAGAAATTTGATTACCCGCCATAAGTAGCGACGGAAATAAACAAGCGCGCCGCCTATAAGCATATAAAGCCACCATCTGCAGCGTTTCTGCTGTGCTTTGATAGTATCTATTGCTTTTTTGTATTCGTGCTTTAAACGGGCTTCTATTTGCTTTGTGTCGGCTTTCTCCTTTATTCGTACAGTATCTCTAATTAACTTAGTCTCGTATCTGAGTAAAGGTCTATCTTGGTAAATAGTTCTAGTCTCGACCTCGTGTAGCGTGTCTATTCTTATTACCTCGTTTGTGATAGTGTCGTGAACTTTAATAAGTCGTATAGTTCTATTTGTTACTGTCTCCTTTTCGGGTGTCCAGCCTTTTTTTACCGCCTTTTTAACGTGCCACGTAGGGCTACAGCTTGCGAATAGTAATATAATTAGTAAGTATCTCATAACGGAAATTTATAAGAATCAGCTGCTTTATTTATTTTGTCTACTCCGTCCTTTCTGTTTCTAACTGCGCTTAGTTCTAATATACGCCCGCCTACTGTCTTTGCTGGTGCGCCTCTTTCAACGTGCCACCCTTTAGAACCGTCTCCGTACTCTTCTTTGTACGTTCCTGTTATTGCTAGATGTATATCTTTAAGCTGTATCTCGTAATTTGCTGCGTGCGTGTTTAGAACTTCAATACTATCGTTACGGCAACTGTTCTCGTGTATATGCCCCATTGAGAATATATCGAAGCCCTCGTACATCTCAGTAGCTCTAGTTAAGTTAATAGCTCCCTTTGTAACTATTCCTCCTCCTCCTGAGCCGTGAAAGTATTTATGTTTAAAAGCTGTTTTAGAATTTCCATTAAGTGATAGCTCGTAAATCATCCAGCCACCATAACCGCCTGTATAGATAGAAGTGCCGTAGGTCAAGTTAAACAAGTCTACAAACCTCTGTAATACGTCCGTCTCTTGCCATTTAATAATAGCCGTCTCGTGATTACCATAACCAATAACAGTTAAAATATCTTTGTAAGGCTCAAACCATTCTACAGCCGTTTGAATAACACTATCTAAATAGCGGGCGTTGTTATGCTCAGGTAGAATATCTGACTTGTTACCTCTCCTATCTCCTTTACCTTGCATTAAACAAAACATATCACCGTTAATATGTACAGGTATGTTTTCTTTTAAGCAATAGTCTAAGTGCTTTTTAAGTAGCTCTCTGTCACATTTAGGGTTATCCCAGTGAATATCTGATAGTATTGCTATTTTTGCTATGCTTCCTTCTAAACTTAGCTTGTGAATGTTTTTACCTAATCTTTCTACTTTCATAAATTGTTTATTGTTCGTGCTAATACTAACGCTGTTTTAAAACGAAACTCCCAGCTTCTTAATAACCTTACCGCTTCATCGTTAGTGTGAAATTCTAGCTCTAATAATATAGCGGGGCAGTTAGTCCTTTTTATAATTGCAAAGTTTGCTTTTTTGTGTCCTCGGTTGCGTAGCTCGGGGAAAGTCTCGCTCATCTCTTTTACCCAGTTGTCGGCTGCCTTGTTGCTTATGTAACCGCTTCCCTCAGAAGTGAATACTTCGTAACCTCTCGCGTTAGTATTGTTAGCAGCGTTTGAGTGTACAGAAACGAGTAAATCTAAATCCTTAGAGTTAGCAATAGTTACCCTAGTCGAAAGAGGCACGTCTTTATAGTCGTAAGGGTCTGTAATAAACACTACTTCGTGTCCAAACTTCTCAAGAACTTGAGCGTACTCAATACCGTACTTTCTGTTATTTACTCCCTCGTAGAACCATTTGCCATCTACAGGGTGAGGAGAGCGTTTTCCCGCTGTTACATAGTTTCCGTTTTCGTCTAGTCCACCATGTCCGCAGTCTATGCCTATTCTCATAGTTTTTTCTTCATATCTGTAATGGCTTCTTTGCCTTTACGAATCAAATGTAGTAATTTTTTAAAATAAAACTCCGCGCCTTTATCTTTATTTATAGCTCTTATGTTTTCGTCTACGCTTAAAGCCTCTATAAAAACGAGTAACAAACAAGCTCCCTTAGTCAATAAATGGCTTATTCCGTATATACTCCCGTTCATTATATAAACATCTATAGGGTACAATATAACTATCAATAACTCATAGAAAAGCACTTTAAAAGCTACCCTACTTAATTTGTGACTTGTTATAGTCTGCTTAGTTCTATACGCCTTGTATAAGCCTAGAAACGTGTCTATAACTATTGCTAAAGCTACTACGACCATTAACGGAGCTATCGGGGTTAAAAATACCGCTAAGCTCGTTAGTATATACCCTATAAAAGTGCTAGTCTTCATTATTCAGTCGGTGGTAAAGGTGATGGCTTAGGCACGTATTCAATTAAAGGTAAATCTTTAACCCATGCTACTAACTCGTTTTCATTGTTATACATTTCTTCCTGTGATATTACCCAATTATCGTTAATGTCTTGAATAGGGTTAAAATAGCTATCAGGTGCGTATAGTTGCCCTACTAACTCATCTTTTTGTAATTCTGTTAAAAGTCCTACTTGTATCATATTTGTCTAGCTAAAGTTGTGTTGAAATTTTGTGCCGCTGTGTATAGGTTTGATTCTTCTGTGTCTGTAAGTCCGTCACCTATTGAAGCGAATGCAAATTCATTATTTGTATAGCCATAAGGAGCGGCTAAATTTAACGCTCCAATATATACATTAAAAGGAGCGCTAATCCCAGTTCCAGAAACAACATTAACTAAATTATTCCCTTTAAATAATTTATTAGTAGTTCCTGTTCTTGTAATTAAAGATAATCCTCTTGGTTCTGTTTGTGTGTTTGAAACCAAAATATTACTAAGCATTCCTATTTGGGCAGTTCTTTTTGATAATAAAAAGTCTTTTCCTCCACCACTGCTAAATGAACCCATATCAACTGGGTCAACATTTATAGGTGTATTGTCACTTCTTAAATAAAATGATAGATGTTTACTTGATTCCGTTAATATTGACAAAGGGACTAAATAAGTATTAGCCCATCCATTAGTTCCATTAGGCAAAGCACCATTAGCTGAGTGCGTCCAACCACCATTAAACACTAACCTAAATGCTGCATCAGTATCTTGTGGGTCTTTTAAGTTAAATTTATGACTTGCCGCTGTACCGCCTACAAATGGATAAATAGCTTTCATTTTAGTCCAAATACTATCTGCTTTTAATTGCACAACTAACGTATCTATTGCGCTTGTAATAGTCGGGTCAGTTATTGCTGCCGCAGTTAAAAACGCTTGTGCGTCAGGGTCTATTGGTGGAGGCGCTCCTCCTCCAAACTTATAACTATTTATTAAATACATATTTCCGTAAGTGTACATCTTATAATACTATTGCTACGCTTCCGCTAGTTAACTGAACTCCTGAGAATACTTGGTTTTGTGTAGGTCGAATAATTGCACCCGCCTTAACTGCATTTGCTGGCGTTGTTACATACTCGTCTTTTACGTCAATTCCTCCTATCTTAATAGAAGTAAAAACTGTATCCTCTAAAGTTACAATAGTGTCGAAGTTCTGAGTTAACTCTGTAGCGTCGTTTACTACTTTAGTACCTTGTAAACCGCTTATAATCTCTTCTGTTTTAAATTGCATCTTTTTTATGTTATGTTAATACTCTTCTTCCTATTATTACTACTTTAAGCCCTTTGCCCGCTGTTGTACTTCCTACTTGGTCTATATCTATAGTTATTTCCGCATCGTCTAATATAACTGCGCTTAATACGTTAATAACAGGAGGCGTAGCTGCTGTTGTGCTTGTTTTCTCGCTTGCGTCAATAGTTATAATAGTGCTTAATATAGAAGCCCCTCCGTTGTTAATATCTACGTCTAACGTGCTACCTACAGGAGCTGTATTTACATTTGCTCTAACCTCTTCTACTCGCATTTTGTAAGGCATTCTAAAAGTCACCTTAGCAGTACCTGTAGTTAGGTCTGTAGTCTCATCTGAACAGGCTATAACTAACTCAGCGGGAAACGCCCCTACTAACTCGTCGAAGTCTATCTTTTTAGTAACTCCGCTCTGTACCAATACGAACTCATCTCCTGAGCTTGCGTTAGTTGCTGCTGTTAAATTACTTATTCTGCTGTCTGCCATTATTTAGCTTTTTAATGTACTTCTTTAACTTAATTACGTTCGTCTGTTTTGGCTCGTATCTCTTCATAAATCTATATTACCCAGCCCCCAAAGTCGCTTTCGCTACTAGGGTACATATCTCCGTTACTATTACTATAATACTCAGGGAACTTACTTTGATTAAAACTCATATAATCTATAAATCTCCGTGTATAGTGCTGTGCTATGTTTCTCTGCTTTTCTATTAAAAAGTCTACCTCGTTTTTACTTACTGTTTCGCTGTTTTCTGAGCCGTGCTTATACATTCCCTTGTTCGCTATTGTGTAGCTTGCGAAAGGTAAATACTCGACCATTGCCCAGTGAATAAGCATACTTTTAACGTAGTCTAATAATAGGGCTTTATAGTCCGCGTTTCCAACGTCGTCTAATGTTCCCGCTACTATTAAAGCTTGTATCTTTTCGAGTAAGTCAGTACCTAAATAGTTTTGGAGATGAGTGTCCTGTGCTATGTTTACAAACTGAATAAACAAGTCTACATCTACGTTACCATTTAACGCAGTCTTTTTTACTATATCGTCTCTCGTTATTAAAAGTGCTTTTGCCATTATCCTTTATAATTTGGGTGGTGTCCGTTGTTAGGCATATCTTTAGGAGCTATCTTGCTTTCTGCGCTTCCCCAAGGTTTAGGGCTGTAGCTTTTAGGAATACTAGCAACCTCCTCAGAGCTGCTTAATGCTTTATCTTTATAATAAGTGCCGTCTGTTTTCTTTTTCAATCGGTATAAATTCTCTTGCCAAAAGTGTCCGCAGTTAACCCCGCCTTTATACTTAAACAAGTCGTACGGCTCTCCCTTGTGTCCAAAAGATTGATTAACGCCCGCTCTACTTGCCTTATCTATATCCTCTAATCTGTATACTACTCCGCTGGCTGTTCTTTGCATCATTTTAGCACAAAAACCTCTACTTTCTGAACTTGAGTATTTTTCCGCGTATTCGTAGCGTACCTTATAAACAGATTTATCTAAGTTGCTAGAACGTGACGGCTCGCTTTTAATAAAGTCGCTTAACTTTTGTAGTACCGTCTTTTTCTCTTTAATCAACTTGTTAGCCCAAGTCTCTACGCTTTCATTCTCCTCTGAGTATTCTCGGCTATCTACTAGCTCCCAGTCTTCGTCTATTGTCTCCCCGTCTAGTACTTCTAAAAGTGCTTCGCCTTGGTCGTCTGTAATTCTACTTAACTGCTGCTCTGCTGCTTGCTCCTCTTCCTGTTCTTTAATTTCTATCTCTTCGAGTAAGTTTAATCTTCTGAAGTAAAGGTCTAAAGAAATACCGTTAAACGCTAGAATCTTATCTATAGCGTCAGTCATTAACTCTTGGAACGGCTGTATAGTAGCGTTGTAAAAATATCTAGCTGCTACTTCTATCTCGTCTGCGTTTGAGCTGAATCCTTGGTTATCGGTAACAATACCTACTAACATAGGAGAAGTTACTGTGTGTCCTGTTAATATCTTTTGCTCTGCTTCTTTGCTTAGATATTCGTAGTGCTGAGGTGCATCGTTCAAAGGTATATCGTCTACCGTTGTTTTGCTTTCTGCGTTGTTGTTAAAAGCTACTATAACTTTTTGTCCTCTTGAGCCTGTAAGCTTGTTTAATACCTTTCTACTTACCTCCTCTTGCTTCTCTTGGTCAGGCACTCCGTTGTTAAAATTAACTACCTTAGTACCGCTAAAGCCGTTTTGTACCTCGTTTATTAAATAGTCGCTTATCTCCTCCTCTAGTATTGCATAAGGTACAGCAGCTAGGTAGTCTATTTCCCCGAAGTACTTAACCCCTACAGCGTAATCTTTAATACATAGTATCTCTATCTTTTCTTTTGAAGTACCAAAAGCGGGAATACGTTTAGGAGCGAATTTTCTAGTGTCCTCCCAGTTGTCAGAATAGTAATACCCTTCTACATCTCCGTCTTCGTTGCACTTCTCAGGTCTAATTAAGTTAGTAGGTATATGGTAAGCCTTAATAACTTTAGTATGTTTCTCGTCGTAATGTACTTGAAAGTGTCCAGCTCCTAACATCTTAAGCTCTTTAATCACCTTACGTAAACATTCAGCACTAAATATAGAACGCATAGCAGCATATTGCGACGGCTTTCTAGCAGCATCCATAGCATGAAGACCGCGACCATAAATTAAACGCGAAATATTATTTATTACCGCGCTGTTAGTCGTAGACTTTCTAGAACGGGCTATTAAGAAGTTATAGTAGTCGTTAGCTTCTCCGTATTCTACCCACTCGTTACGGGTGTCCTCTTTTATCTCAGGCTGCTCATAAGCTGCCAAATTAAGTATTTTAATATCACTCATAAGTAACGTAGTCGTTTGTGCTGCTATAGCTTGTGTATTCGTTAGTATTTACTGAGTAAGTACTTATACTTTGGTTAGTACAGAAAATCTTACCCTTGTAAACTATCTCGCTGCCGTTCTTTACCTCTAATGTATAGAAGTTACCCTCTTTCAAATTAAGTATCTCATCTATTACTAAATAATATCTGTCTACTGTTGGCGTAATTGCGTAAGTCTCTGAAACGTCCGTAAGCTCGTTTAAAATTACCATGCTGTCCGCGACTAATTCACGAGGCACTATTTTAAAAGTTTGAGTCGTTCCTGTCTCTTCTAGTATTATCATAACTTATATACGAAAAAGTCTAATTTTGTTCTTTTTATGAATTTAGGCTTGTCTAAAAATAATTTTAATTAAAAATAACTTTGCTTCTGTAGGCTAGTGTTTATAGGCTTTCTTCGTTTCTCGTTTTTTTAATATCAGTATACTATAGAAAGTACAAAGTGCGTAAATAGCCCTTTAAAATGCAAATTCAAGCGTTCCAAGTTCTTAATCAAAACACTAAATTTATTGACTATATTTTAATCAAAATAAAAAAAGGGCAACCCGAAAGCTGCCCCTAATAAACAATTAAACTATGAAAAATTAAGGCGTAGGCGTTACCGTTGTGCCGTCTCCTAACTGAACATTCATCCCTAAATCTGCTAAAGTTTGGTCTGAGCTTGCATTCATAAACAAAGGAGGTAGTTTCTCCATTGCTTGAAAAGTCAAGTTATAACCGCTCATGTCTCCAAAAGCAGCACCTGTAACAATAGAGCCTCCGTTAACGTCTGCTCCATGCTCATAACCTACTAAAAAGAAGTTATTGTTATTGTCTCTTACGATAACTTTAGGACGTCCGTATGCTAAAAGCTTTACCTCTTTGTGCGTTGCTAAGTCTTGCTTCTTTAATGCTAAGCTTAACACTTGGTCAAAGAAAGCAGTACCGTTTTCACGTGAAGAGTTAATAGCACTCTCTAGGCTAGACGTTCCTTTAATCTCGTATTTGTATGCTGTAGGTGTTCCCCCTACTGCTGTAACTTGGCTATCTACGTCAAGGGTAATTTGGTCTGCTGGTAAATCATCATAATTGATGAAATAAACTGCGTCTAATCCACCTACTTGGTCTTTGCAAGGCTCTAAGCGCCCGAATCCGATATCACATGCCATATCTTAAGTATTATAAAAAAGGGCGGGCGTATACCCACCCCTTTAAAAGTTAGTAATTCAATTATTAATTCGCGGCGTTAACGATTCCGTAAGTGACACAGTCCGCAGCGAAAGCATAGTTTACAGCAGCCGTAAAACGCATAATTACGCGACAATTCTGCGAACCGTCCAAATCTGCCATATCTAAGACTTTAACTTCTTGGTGGTCTGAAAGCAAACCAGTACCGAAGTACAAATTGTCGATAGTTGAAAGGATAGCAGTGTCAGAAGACATACCCGGACACATTACAACAGGAATACCGTCGAAGTATAAAGCTCCTCCTGTAGTGTACCACATGTTACCTTTACCTTCGAAACCGTTAGAACCAAGACCAGCAGCACCGTATCCACCTAAAGCACGTACATACGCTTTGAAGATGTTGTTAGATACATAAAGTCTCAAGTCTTCACGTCCGTAAAGAGTGTCAGGCATTGCGTCGATAACTTTACCTAACTCAGTAACTACGTTTATAGCATCTACTGTAGTTCCTGTTACTTCTTGAGCAGCTGGTAATTCAGCGTCAAGTGCTAACAAAGTTTCAAAACCGTCAAACTGTCCTGTTACAGTTTTGTCTCCTTGCCAAATAGAAAGCTCGTTACGTGCTGCAGACTTTTCCGCTACGTGAGCGATTAAGAAATCCGCGAAGTTCTTAGGTAGGTTATCGAATGCAGAGTAACCCATTTCGATAGCTTCCCAGTCAGAACGGAAATCCGCTTTACACAAAGAAAGGTTAATTTGTAAATCTTTTGGCTCTAAGATACGCTCTGTAAGAGTCAAAGTAGACGTAGGGTCGAAGTCGCAAGAACCGTCTTTTACGATATCGTTAATACCTACTCTTTTAAGTACTTCTTTGTACTTTACGTTTTGCTTAACCGTAATAAGGTTGTTAGCAATTGTTGGTGCTGGTAAAAGCGCAGCAGCTACATACTTACCCGCGAACTCTCCCGCATAAGTAGTAGTGATTGAAGTTGTTGTTGCCATTGTTATTTATTTAAAAATTATTATTTACTAATTAAGTCGTAAACCATAGACTTCAAAGACTGCTCTTTTTTGTTAAAAGAAATCTGTTCTCTAGGTTGTACGTTCTCAGGGTTATGCTGAATAGGCTTGGCCAACTCAACAAATTGCTCAGCGCGACCTTGAACAAAACTTTCTTCTTTTTGTTCTACTTTTTCAGTAGATAGTTCAGCTAAAATTTGCGCTTTCAATTCAGTAATTAAAGATTCTCTATCCTCAGCTGAGAAATAAGTTTCTTTAGATACTGATTCCACTACTTTCTTAGCTACAGGTGTAGCAGTTGGCTCTTCGCTAGCAGCTACCTCTTCTTCTTGTACAGGTGCTTCCTCTTCTACCTCTTCCATCTTAGGCTCAAAAGAAGCAATAATTCCCTCTTCCTCAATTTTAAGAATCATGTCTTCTGCCATTTCGTACTCTCCTACAGGTAAAGGAATACGCTCGTCCTCATTAACGATAAATACAGGCTGCCCCGCTTCGAATGCTTCAGCTTCTAAAGCTGCTTGTCCGTCAGCTGTCAAAATTTGTTCTAGCTTTACTTCTACGGCTTTCAAACCTATTTTACGAAGTAGCTCGTTTACTTGTTCTTTCATTTTTATTTTATTTATTATTACTATATACGTTTTATTTTCTGTCTGTTATAAATTTAACTAGAAACGCGTGTAGTGGTTCGCGTTGTATCCTCGTTTATAACGGTTGAATTATTAGTGCTTGCGATAGGTGTAGATGTCTCAGTTTCTACCCTGTTTGTGTCCTCGTTTACGACGTTTGAAGTATTACCCCCTACAGTGCTGCCTATTCCTTGCGCTAATATAGTTCCATCGCAGCATTTACGACTATAAGTCTTTCCGTCTTTACACAGGCAACCTCTACGCCCTCCTCTCGGGCTTGTTCTACTCGGTGTACTCATTTAAAACATTGTTGGTTTTTGGTAGTAAGTCTGTATTAATATCCCTACGCTAGCAGCTGCTATATCTATATCCGTTCCTGAATCATTACGCAAAGCAAAATAAAAGCCGCCAGTTACAAAAGGGTCACTAGCCCCAGCTGTGTAAGTAATAAAATTAAACTGCTGTGCGCCCTCGTCTGCTGTTCTAAATACTAGTATTTCACTACCTATAATACTATCGTCTGTAAATCGTCTTAAAGAAAGTGCCAAAGTTTGAGTAGCTCCACCACTAGGTACAATACTAAAGTTAACTCTAATGTTGTGCTGTAATCTTTGCCCCTCGTATGCAGTACCTACATAAGGTATAATAACATGGTCGCCTGTTCCCGCTATGTCTAACTCATCGTAAGAAGTAGTACCGCTTGCTACTTTGTCTGCATTCGTAAAGAAAGTAAAGCCGTTTGCTATTTCTCCGTCTAGTAAAGTAACAGGAGCTGCTGGCGTTGTATTCCATTGAGTAGAGCCGAAGTTAACAGCATCCGTAGTTACTACGTTACCGCTGTCTAATAGTTGAGCCGCTGGGTTAGTACCGTCTAAATAGTATACTTTGCCGTTATAGAAGTACATCGCGCCCTCTTCATTCTTAATAGTAGTAGGGTCGTTAACTATGTCTAGCCTTACGTTATAAGCTGTGTTTTTAATGTCTCTTGCCATTTTATTTAATTATTTTTTTAAGTTCCTCGATTATGTCGTTTTCGCTGCTCATCTCTAAAGCTTCTAAGCCTTGGTAGATACCCTCAATAGAAAACCCTTTGTAGTCGCCCGCTTTTATTTTCTCCCATTCGTTGTCATTATATACTTTCATAGTGATAGCCCAACTTCCTACAGGTGCTTTAAGGTTGTATAACGCTGTTTTATCCTTGTCGGTGTCCTCAACTAGCCAACTTTCAATAACACTCACCCCTGTAACTGGTCGCTCGTGTTCAGAAGTCACGTTATTAAGGTTCAACTTTTTCATAAATAGCTCAGCAGTTTTGTAGATAGTTTCTTTTGAGAAATATATGTTAAACTCCTTTTCTTTTATTTTACGATAAATGCGCTTCTCAGGTACTAAAGCAAGCCCTGTAACTATACGCTTTTCGTCGTCCACTACTTTTAACTCCATCTTATAACCCGACAAGGCTATAAAGTTTTCCTCAATAGCGGGGTTTTCTACTAACGAAACAGCGAATACTCCGTCCTCGTTTTCGTCCTTAATGAATAATTCTACTTCTTGTAATTCCATAACTTATTTACGTTTAAAGTGTACTTTGTTGTATTTTGTTTCTTTCGAGCGACTGAGCCGAGGTAACATCTCCCGCTACTACGTAAGCCTGTAAAGGTTGCTGCCCTAAGGTCTGAGCAAGCTGGTTAGTGCCTGTGTTACCTACTACGTTAAAAGTCGCGGGGTTAGCTCCTCCACCTGTTGGCGGGTTAGGTATATTAGCAGTTCCTCCTCCAGCTCCACCTCCTCCAGCGTTAAACTGTGTGCGTGCAATAGTTGCTATTTGTGCAGCACCCGCAGCAGCAGCAATACCCGCCTCTATAAATTGCGCTCCTGTTGCTAATTTAATCGGGTTACCTCCCGCAGTTAAAGCAGCCGTAACAGCTAAAGCTGTGTTAGTAATGGCTTGAGCTAAGTTAACAGCCTTAGTAACGTTAAACGCTCGCTCTTGTGCAGCTTCGCTCTCTCCAGCAAAAGAGTTTATCAAGTCACCAATAGCACCGAACGCAGCAGAAGTTAATTCTAGTTTTTGCTTTTGTAGTTCTTGCTCTCTTAATAGTTCCGCTTCGGATAGTTCTTTCTTTTTGTTATCGGCTTCTATTGCAGCATCTACTTTAGCTTCTTCGGCTGCAAGTTCAGCATCTAAGCTCGCTTGTATTTCTGCATCTACAGTAGCTAGTCTTTCTAAGTGCTGTGCTTGAAATTCTTTCTCTAACTCCTCCTGTTGCTTTAATCTTTCTTGAAAGTCTTTTAAAAAGGTGTCAGTTTCTCTCCGAAGTCTAGCCTCCTCTTCCATTTCGGCTATTATACGCGCTTTTCTTTTTTCAAAAGCTTCCTTTCTTATTTTCTCCTTTTCCTCCTCAGCTTCTCGCGTAGTTCTTACATCGTCTAACTTAATTTGCTCTAATAAAGTTTTAGATTCCGTTTTAGCAGCTCGTATAGTTTCGTTATTCTTTTCAATTTGAGCGTTAATTTCTTTGGCTTGCTCGTCCGTTAAATCTCCGCTTTGTTGTAATAATTTGAACTGAGCAATAAGCGCGTCATTTTGCTGCTTAACTTGTTTTTGAAATTCATTGTTTGACTTTATACGCTCTATTCTATTTTTACGAACAGCCTTAAAAATATCCTCCTCAGCATCTCCGCGAGCTTTCATCATTTCGACCTCAAATTTACGAAGACCCTCTATCTCATCTCGCTCTTTAGAAATAGCCTCTATACGCTTCCCTTGTTGTTCTATAAACTCCTCGGTACGTCTTAGGTTTTCTTGGTGTAAAGTCTCCGCTGCATCGTCTGTAATTCCTAACCAATCGGTTACAGCTCTAAAGTTATTTATCAATGCAGTAATACCCGCTACAAGCGCAGCAATAGCCGTAATAATTAAGCCTATCGGGTTAGCTTTCATAACAGCGTTAAATACTACATTTGCTGCAGTTGCTGCTTTAGTCCTTAACGTGTTAATTAATAACATTGCAGCACTCTCTTTTTGAAATGCTGTCTGCAGTTGTACTATACCATTAAGCGCACTTTGAGCGGCTTGAAGCTTTACCATAGTCTCCTGTAGCTTTTCACTCTCTACTCCTGTAGCAGCTAAAACACCTTGGTAAGCACTAAAACCAGCGAGAACTCCTGTACCTATTCCAATAGTACCCTGTAGTTTAAAGTTATCGTCTGCAAGCCTTTTAGTTTCGTTTTGCAAATCGACCATTTGGTCTTTTAAAGCTGCTGCCTTAGATAACGCTTCTTTACCTACTGCGCTTTCTCTACCCGCTTGTAAAGCTATAGTTTGATAAGCTTGTATTTGTTTGTTTAAGTCTCGAAAGTTCTTAGGGCTAGTGGCTACTGTTTGGTCTAGGTCTTTGAGTTTCTTGTTTACGTCGTCCGTACTCATTAAAATTTCATCGAGCGACTTGTTTGTCTTCTTTATCTCCTCGGCTGCTTTCCCTGATGCTTTAGCTACGTCGTTTAACTCCTTTTCTGTTTGGTTTAAACTTTTATTAGCTTGGTCTGAATCTACCTTTAATACTATCGTTTTCTCTATTGCCATGCTTTACGTCTTTTCTCTTGTTTCATTTTGCCCTTAATAGTAGTCTCGAGCTTGTACTTTCCTTTAGCTATGTCCACGTTTTCACTAACCGCGTGCCAGTCGCTCATCTTTAACAATTCTAGTATATGCTTCATATTCTTATTCTAAATCCGTTTTCTTGTAATAACAGTGAATCATTCTCCTGTAGTATAAATCCTTCCGTTCCGTTTTGTGTAATTACATAAGGTTCGCTTTTATATAGGTTGTCTCCACCATCGTAAAAGTTTACACTATAGTAAGCTGTTCTATCTGCTCCTGTTGCGTTCGCTGCCACGTCAAATTCTACGTTTACTTCGCCAGTCTGCTTAAAAAGTATTACAGGTGTCGTAGTTATCCAAGGGTAAGGCGTTGCGGGTACAATAGTCCAATAACCGCCCTTACTCGGCTTAATAGGTTTAATCGGTAGAACCAAGTCGCCACCGTCTACAGGTAAAGGAGGAGCTGGAGGAGGTACAGTCCTCGGCTGTGTCACTATGTCAGTAATAAGTTCAAGCGTTACCTTTCCCGTAGTGAGCTGTGACTTCATTAAGTTAATCCTGTACTTCTTATCTCGTATTATTAGCGCATCGTTTAACTGAATAGAATTAAGTAGCCTTAAGGGTAAATTAGTTTCCACCGTTACAACCCTTGCCTTATTGCTAAACAAGTTTTGTAAATACGCTCTATAATATATGTTATAAAGTGAATTACTAACAGGGTCTAAACTCAGCGAGCTAAACTCCTCGTTAAAGTTTATAGAATAGTCGGTTGTATTGTAAAAGGTTTCCTGTCCGAAAGGATAGTAGTTTGTTATTTCATCTGTAGTAACTACACCATCTGTTAAATAGAAACTGCAGCTCTGACTAACAGGATAGAAATAAAGCATGGTAACCTTAGGTATAACAGGCGTATAACTAGGCTCTGTTTCTAGTGAGTAACCTACTTGTAAATTAGTTCCTGTGAACTTGCTAAATAGTAAAGTTTCAAAAGGTAAATCTATTTTAAAGTCTCCTCCGTCGTAGCCAAAAAAGTTTTTTAACCCTCCGTACTGCTTGTTATTGTTTTCCCTGTATTCGACGTTTAATAAAGACTTGCTTTCTTTCCAGTTAAACTCTATATTATTATATAACTTAGGTCGGTCTATCTTTATTTTGCTTACGTCCGTATACTCGGTTATGTCTATCTCCTCGCCTATGCTGTACCAAAACTCTAACGGTTCTATTTGAAAAGTATTTTCATCTGTAGGGTAGCACGTCAAGTTAAACATTCTAAGCACTCCCGAAAAGTACTCGCTTACAGTCATGTCAGGGGCGGTATTTATAAAGTCTATTTCTGTAACGCTTACTATGTTTTCGTTTGAACTTGCTGAGCTTCTACTAAGGTTAAAAGTTTGGTTACTGCCGTCCGTTACGCTGTATCTAAAAAACCAACTTCCACTAACTACAAAAGTATCAGAATCGTTTGTACGAACAAAGAACTCATAGTAGTCGTCTTGGTCTACCAAGTTCTGATAGAACGAAGCGAACTCAAAGTAAATATCTCCTGTTTGTACCGCTGTGCTGTATTCATAGTCCCCGTTTTTGTGAACGTCCACCACAAACTGAGTAGAGGGGTTAGTTGCTGTTACAGATATAACACCGTCAAAAGACGAAGAGTTGAAAGTCCAAGTACCGTCGTTGTACGGCTCCCACTGCATAACGTCTATATACTTAAAGCGTATTCTGTTATTCTCTAAAGGCTCATAGTCTACGTCGTCAGGCTGTACAGGAAAGTAAGTAGTAAAAGGAATCTGTATAGGAGCTTTACCCGCTGTAAATACGTTGCTATTTTTCCACCATGTATAAAGGCTCGTAAATCTGTTATCTGTTAAAAAGTTACCCTCGAAAGTTAACCCGTATTGTGCCTCTATAAGCTCGAATACTTTAGCAGTTCTTAACGCTGGGAACAGCTCATTAAACTGTATAGCGTTACCGCTTACACTAATATCGTTAGAACTTGCATCCCCATACTCCCAAACTCTATCGCTAGTTATTAAAGGATAGCGAACGTCTAAACTGCTGCCACTTGTTAGGCTTGTTTTTACCTCGTTATATGTACCGTCAAAACTCAAACTGCTATAATCCAAGTCCCTCAGCTTGTCATCTCCGAAAAGGTCTTTAAGCGTAACTACATCACCATAGAAAGTAATACTGTAATGCTGTGCTTCACCCTCTACTAACTCAGCCCCCTCTAGCTGTATCTTACCTCTCCTAAAAGGTGTAAAGTTTATTTCTATTCTCGCTGGCTGTCTCTCCTTAGCTATAAAGCCGTCTTCTACATCGTTCTGATAGTAGTGTTTAAATATCTCATTGTTACGAGGTGAAGCGGGTACAGTAAATTGTTGCGAGAAGTCGGTAAATACTTTGGCTATGTCGTTTATGTTTTGAATACTCGAACTTACTTCTATATTCTCGTCGTCGAATAAGTCTAGTATCTCGTCATTTATGTATATCTGTACCGTCCGCATTATATAACGTAGTTTAGTTGGTTATGGCTGTACTCAAACTCTACCCTGTAATTAATTAGCTTGTCGTTTATATGCTCCTGTAGTTTTACGTTTTGAGTCCTTAGCTTCACAGGCTCGTTATTTAGCATTATCTTTTCGCTTAATAACATTGCCTTCATCACGTTGCTGTAAGTCTCAGGTACGAAGCCCGTATTCGCTGTTATGCTCTTTTTCGCGTTTCTGTTAAATACCTGTCTCCTGTTTTCGTATATATCGTAATTAATACTAGACGGCATTAAGTTGTATTCTGTTCCCGTTGCCTCAAAGTTACGCTCGCTCGCTTTAAAGAAAATGATTTGCTGCCATACCCCGTATTGGTTAATGAAGTCACAAACTAAAGGCGTGTACTTAGGTTCGCATATCGGCTCAAAGGTGTAAGTACGTACAGGAAAGCCCGCCTCGTAAATTTCTACCACGTTAGTTACTCCTATATGGCTAGGATGAACGTAAGGAACGAATTTAACCCCGTTGTTTAAGCTTATAGAATCCGTTGAATTGTAAACCGCTTGCGTCAAACTTCCTGAGACGTTGTTAAAGTAGATACCTCCTCCGTTACCTGTATCCTGTACATAGTAAGTGCCTTCGTCTAAAAATACTGCGCTGTCTGTTATTCCGCTTGTGTCTCCAAGGCTAGGGTTATATCCTTGCTCGTAATATCCGAAGCCGTCAAAAGCTACATAGTCTGTAGTGCTGTCGAGTACCTCGTTTACGTAGACCTTTACGCGAATAAAACAATACTCGTCGTTTCCCGCTGCTGTCTCTACAGATGCACTTGTAAACTTCTGAAAAGATATGTACTCCCTACAATAAGGGCTTATATCAAAGTGCGCAGTTGTTGCTACTGAGCTAGGTATAACTTTGCTTAGTGTGTAAGTAGGTGTACTCGGTACTCCTGATGGTAGGTTAAAAATATATAGTTCCGCTTTTACGACGTCTCCCACCGAGCTAGTCTTACTAACTATGTAGGGGCTTCGTACGAATATGCTAGTTGCCATTAGGTAAATTATTAGTTGTGAATGTTAAAAAGTCTTCTAGGTCTAAACCAAACTTCTCTATTAGGTCCTCAGGTAATCGTTTGAACGCTGCCTCGAAAGGTTTAGTAAAGAACAGGCTCGGCTTTATTCCGTTGTTATATACGCTGCGTGCTATTAAGAAATTTAAACTCTTTCGGCTTATAAACTTTCCGTCTTTGTCTCTAGGTGCTAACCCCTTTTTAATAGTCCACTTGTCGAACGCTTTAGCTGGAGGCATCTTTGACTTGTAACTAAATGGCGTGTTGTATTTTTTCTTTTTACCGCTTACCCCTACGTCTTGAAACTTACCGTAAGCCTCCATTAAGAATGCTAAGCTAAAAGAGTTCTTTGTCACGTTTAAATCAAAGTCTAAAGAGTTGTAAAGCTCCTTACTCGCGTTCTTTCCTTTTCGCGTTAAGTTGCTACGGCTCGACTTAATTACTGCCTTGGCGAATTTACTAAGCTCTATTTTTACCTCATCTGTTAACATATAGTCATGTCGTTAGGTACTAATATATCGAAGCTAACAGCCCAACCCGCTAAGTAATTTTCGAACCTTTCAGTGAACGGCTCTATTGTAGGGTCTCCATCTATTCTGAAAGTCCTTACGTTGTCTCCCCTGTCGAATATCTCAAGCATACGAAGTGCCACAGCTAACTGAGTGTTTAATACGTCTTGCTCGTCGTCGTTGCCTCTGAATATATCTGTAGTCTCGGTCTTGCTTTTGTCTACTATATCCATACACATAACAGTAATGCTAAACCGTAGTGTATTGCTTTCCCTGTTTACGCTGTTTACCATTATATGGCTAAGCGGGAATATAGTCTGCTTGCTTAAGTCAACGTCAAATATATCTCCTTGCGTTACCGTGTTAACGAATACATCAGCATCGAGCTGCGCCTTAATAGTTGTTAGTATATCGTAGTATGCTGTCATCTTTTAAACTGTTTCTTTATCTCGTTTGTTTCTATTCTGTTTTTCTCGCTTTCAAAAGTGAGGTAGGTGAGAGCTGTTGAAAGTCTGAGTTTAGTGACTGCTTCAAAGTTCCTAACATCTCCTCTAGCGAGCTGATAGATTGAGCTATACCATCCCCATTTTCTACCGAACTGCGCCCTAGTTGAATAATCGCCCTCCCCTCCTTCTCTAAATAACTCGGTAAAGCTGCTAGTAACTCGCTTCCTAAATTCCAAAAAAAAACCTGTGAGCCTAACACTACATCTAAAGGCATAAGCTTCATTAGTTCCGCGTATTCGTCCGTACCCTCGTAGTCTAATATTTTGTATTCCTCCTTTATCTCCGTTCCTATAGGTCTGAATAGTACAGCCATTGCCCTGTGCATATTGCTCCAATCTCCTATGTACTTATCAAGGTCCACATACTCCCCGAAAGTTATAGCGTCAAGGTCAGGCACAAAACCAAATTTAAACCCTTTCAACTCGAACTTGTTTACTAGACTTTTCTCCTGAATAAATAAGTTATCTAAGTGCATACATACCTCTTCTACAGAAGAGCGTTCTATCAGCTTTACTTTGTCTGCTGGTATCAAACAAAAGCACTCAATCATTAACGCCTTTAGCTCGTTCTCTTCTAAACCTTTCGCACGTTCTAAAAAGTGTTGGTACTGTGCAAGTGTTATCTCTCTTAAGCTCTCAGGAAGTTGTATCTTAACTTTCATAAATTATATACGTTTAATTGTGTTTTTGTATTAAGTCGGTAGTGGAAGGGGTGGCTAGTATACTTAGCCGCTATGCACTTAACATTGTTCCCCTCCCATTTCTTAAGTTAACCTACCTTATATGATATTCTCCCCTTGTCGGGTTTTCTAGTTGATAGCTTACCGCGTAGCGTAGTGCGTCTATAGCATGGTTGTATTTGTCTACAGGCGTACTACTCTTTTTCTCTAACCAGCAGTAGTTGTTTAGTTCCTTGATTAAGTCGGTGCTGCCCTCGTCTATAATTAAGTCGAAGTCTTGAAGCAAAGCTATACCGTAAGTTACTGAGCCTTGCCCCTTGATTGTAGCTACTATGTTATTACTTACGCTTAGTTCACTTATTAACCTAGGCTCTGCGCTATCTGCTACTATTAGACTGCTTCCGGCAAATCGTTTGTTTAGTTCTGCTATCTGTGAAGTTGTTAACGCTTGCTTATAGTAGTGTAGTTTAATGTATATTTTCTTGTTTGCCTTGTCTATGCTTGTTTCTACTAAAGTAGTCGGGTCTGCTGAGAAACCAAAGTCTTGCCCGAATACGCTCGGTGCTGCTTGCTCAAACTTGCCTATTGTCCAATTGCTGAATATAACGCCCTCGGCACGGTTTAACCAACTGCCTAATATTTGATGCTTGTATTTCTCAGGTCGTCGCGTGCGTATGTTTTCTATTTGATTAATATAACTTTCGCTTAAGTTATCTTTGTTGTCTAAATAGGTAGTATGTATGTAAGTAGTGTCCCCCTTTGTGTAGTTGCTCCCTTCCTGTACTCCTCTCGTTTCAAAGAAGCGATTATAAATCCAATGTTCTTTTGTGCTAGGGTTCATTATTAGTATTACCCTGTTCTGTATTCCTTTCGCCCTTACGCTTAAGTCTATCTTATCAAACGTCTCCTCATCGGTTAACTCCTCCGCTTCATCCAGGACCCAAGTTGTTACCCCTTGTAAAGATTTTAAGTTAGCTGTTTGATCTCCTGAGCTTGTCTTAATACCTCTAAATAATATACGGCTGCCCGACTGCTTATTTATTATTTCGTCCTTAGTTATATGGAATCTATCTTGCCATCCTAGTAGCTCTATTTTCTCCAAAAATTCGGGAATAATAGATATACCAGCTGAGCGCAAAGTATAACGAGTAAAAAGAATAACATGGTTAGGTTCTACGGTTAAAAGACAAAGAAGTAATCCAATAGAAAACGACTTACCCGAACCACGACCACCTGTACAAATATAGTAGCGCGAATCATTATCTAATACTAAATACTTTTCGTTAATCTTTATCACTCCTTACAGCTTTCAGTAAGTCATTAAAACTAACTACGTTTTCTCCTGTAGTGTGTATGTCTACGCTTTCTTTTGGCTTGCCTAGGTAGTACTCTAAAAATAGTTTAGCTGCTGGTATATCGTTGTCCTGTGTAGCTTTCTTATATACCGTTTGTAATACCCTTACTACGTCGTCTACATCTGCTGCTAGTTGTAGTGCTTCCCTGTATTCGTTTTTACGTTTGTCTACTCCTTTACTTTTTGTAGAGTGTCCCTTGTTTCCGTTTGTTTTTCTTCCGTCCATAATCTAATAAAATTTAACTATTAGTATTAATTCATGTTTAAAAGCATATCAAACTGCTCTCTGTCTATGTCTATTATTTCCGCGTCTAAGTCGTCTTCTAAGTGTTCTACGAAGTCTATAATGTATTGTCCGTGTTTTACGTGTTCTATAACATCTCTCATTAAGTCCATGTCTCCTACTGACTTATTGAACTTTATGTAATAGTACATCATTGGTATTGATTAAAGAGTGTTTGTAGTTTGTTTAGTACCCCTCTAAAACAGCTTCCGCAGCTTGTAGGCTTAAAGTCGTAGTGTAGAACTCTGTTATATATCTTTACTAGTTCCTTCTGTTCGTCGGGTTTAATCATTGTCTTAGGCTTGCTAAAGAAGTCAGCTAGATAGTTGTACTCATTCTCTTCTAAGCACTCAGGTTTATTATAAGGGAATATCTTATTGAGTTTCTCCTTTCTGTCGTCGCAGCCGCAGTCGTCACCAGCTATAAACTTAACTAGCTTTTTTATTCCTGTAGCTTCTGTTACCTTCTCTATAGTGTCACCTAATCCTTCTGAGGTTTCCTCGTTTGCCTCGTTAAAGCGTTCTTTCCATTCTTTGTACTCCTTAGTTCTTTTGTCTAAGTTCTCGTAGTATTCGTTACTCTTCTCCATTGTCTTCTAGTTTAACCCCGTATACACTTCTTTTAGGTATGTAAGGGCTTGTTATTAATTTGCGTTCCTTGTATTCGTCAAGTCCTATTCTAGTGTAAATGTCCTTGCTTAATATGATCTCTTCATAGTCAGGGTACTTATCTATGAAGTCGTCTATTATCTTAAATGCTTTTCCTGTTGTCATATCTTTTCAAAGTCCTCGTTTATGTAGTCTTCGTAGTCTTCTCCTACTGCTTCGCTTATTCTCTCCTTACAAGTTTTGATAGTGTGAAAGATTGAGCTTAAACTTATCTTCGTTTCGTTGCTTAACTCTCTCATGCTTCTACCGTCCTTGTATAGTTTCCATAGCATCTCGTCGTACCAGTGCCAGTTCTCTACTTCTTCTTCTATTCTTTCGTGTATCTTTTCTAGTTCCTCTTTTCTGTCACTACCTTCTGCGCATAAATAACGCAGCTCCTCTAAATCTATTTTGCAAACTTTACTTTGCTTCCTGTGTAGGTCGTAAGTCATGTTACGTAATATATAATATACGAAAGTATCTGCAGTTTGTTTTTTAAGCTCGATATTCATAAGCTTAATGTACATCTCCTGTACTATGTCCTCGGAGAAGTCCCCGCCTCCTAAGTTCTTAACTATGTTAACCCATTTGTTATGCTGGGCGTAAATTGCTTCCATGTTGACAAATATAAATAAAAAAAGGGAAGTCGTTAAACTTCCCCCTAAACATTAAACCTAAACCATGAAACACTACAAAGATAGTATTATTTTTCATAACTAAGAATAAATTTTTCGCATCTCCTTTTTACGTTGCTTTCATGTAATCCTTGAAGCTTCGCGACGTGTCTAAAGTTTCTATACGTCTGAACTACGGCAGCAGTTGCTTCTATCTTAGTCCACTTAACCTCTTCTATTAACTGAGGTACTAACTCGTCTAGCTTTTTAAGTACTTCTTTTTTTTTCATTTGTTTATTAAATTACGCCATTAAAACGGCTTTTAACAGTCGATAAGCACCACTAGCGCGCATGCCTATCTTGGTGTTGTAAGCAATACTACTCTTCATCATCAAAAATAAGTATTGGGTGCAAAATAGATTCAGGGTCTTTTCGTTTCAATCCTTCCTCTATAATCTTTTTGCTCATCCTATTAAAGTTTGCAGCACTTTGTTTTGTCCAGTAGGTTTCTCTACTTTGTATATGGCTTTGTATTGCAAGTGCTACACAATAAAGCTCTTTGTCTGTTAAATCTATTTTGTTTCGTGCCATTTATTTACTTTTTGCTATACATTGCCGTACTACTTACAACAACGTGTATAATTCATTTTCGTGCCTCAAACGAAATCATACACAATTCAGTTGACAAACATTAAGGATAAGCCACACTTATTAAATATCGCCAAGTATAACAATTCATTGTCTGATGCATATCGAATCCCATTGTTTCTGAAACAACTACATCTTTAACTGGTAATGTAAATCTTCCAAATTGTTTTACTTGTCTATCAATGTAATCTTGAAGCATTTGTCTTGCAGTTTCTTTATCCATAATAATTAAGGTCGTTATACCACCATACGTTATCTGCTATTTTGCGACAACTGCTTAAACTATACCCGATAAGGGGCAGTACTAAACCGCCCCTGTTAGGTTAGAAAGGTAAATCGTCGCTGTGCTGTGCGGCTTGTGCTACTGTTTCCTCTTTTGGCTCGTAAGTGTCTAGCTTCGCGTATGGCTTGCCACTTTTACCCATTAACACACTTAAGTTAACCCAGCCGTTTTTGTTGTTAGCTTTTAAAAACTTTTCAAACTCTTCTACCTTTACGCTCAAATTACATAGCACGAAGTCGGGCGCGTTATCATTCTTTTTAACGATTAAACCCTCTGCAAAAATTGTTTCCATATTTATTTTGTTAATTTACTAATTGAACTTTCAAGCATAGAATAATACTCTCTACACTCCTTTACTCTTTCTTTCATTTTGTTTACCGTGTTTTCGTCGTACTCTACCTCGAATATCTTTACACGTAAATTCTCAGGTATTCTATCGAACTGCATTTTATCTCTAACCTTCTGCTCTATCTCTAAGGCTTGCTCGTCTGTAGGGTCAATAGCTTTTAGTTTCCACGTTTCTCTCCTTATCTCATCCTGTATAGCATCCTCGGTATGATTAATTAAACAGTAAGCCACATATCCGTTAAGCTTTCCTGTTAAGTCCATGTAAGCCAAAAGCTGGTACATATAATCTTTATTCGGCAGCTCGCTATCGAACCAAGGAAACGTAGTAGCGTCCCAACTTGTTTTAATGTCTATAATAGAATCCTCAGTAATAATATCGGGCGTACCTACAAAGTAATCATTTTTGAAGCGTTCCTCGTTTTTCTGTACTCCAAAATTACCCGTAACCTTTGAAAAGAATAAGATACTCTCGTCCTCTTGGTTAGTACCTCTTTCAGTGTATCGGTTAGAGAAGTCTTTTTTAATACCGAACTCGTTATATAAGAATTGCTCTTCGACGGCAGTCTTTGCAGTCTTACTTAAAAGCTCCGACTTTGTTCGTGGGTTAGCCATTATTTTACCAACCGACGAAGCATGGCAATAGTATTTATTCATTGTTGTAGGCTTTTAGTTTGTTCACTTGTTAACTCAAACTTTTCTATAAGTTCCTCCTTTGTGTAAGTTCCGTCTGCAATAGCTTTAACCGCCTTGTTGAACTGAGCAGAAGTTAAACTAGCTTTCTTAACTACTTTCTTTTCCTGTTCGCCCGCTGCGTCGTTATCGACATCTGTCACAAGTCCAAGAGCAGAACTTATAGCGTAGCGACGAAAATAAGAACAACCAGCACCGAAAGACTGAAAGTCGTTCATACCTTTTAATTGTACGTAAGGCATAGCAACCTCGCTAGATACTTTCTCCCCGCTGTCAATATGAAAGATAATTGTTTCAATGTAGTTAACTCCCTCTTTTGTTCCTAAGTGCTGCATGAAGCCTAAGCCATGCTTTTTTAGTAAAGGGTTAATCTTTTCGAAGATAGTCGGGAGGTCAGCGTAAGAATAGCCGTAGCCTTTTGTTCCCTTGTGAATTGTTGGTACTTCTTGCTGGAAGTCAGCAATTGCTTTAAATAAGTTTTTCATGTTTAAAAGTTTAATTGTTTATGCAAATATAGTTATTTAGAATTGTTACGCAAGTTTTTTAATAGGTTTTTATATGTTTTTGTTAGTTCCTTTATTTCGTCAATAGTCATCTTTAGCGGCTCAAGGTCTTTGCGCTCTAACAAGTTTACACGCTCTTGTCCTATTCTGTTTATTAATTCAATACGGTAGTTAATTAAGTTACCTGAGTAGAAAGTATTACATCGCTCGCACTGTTTATGTACGTTGTCTTCGTTAAAGCGAAGCTCAGGCGTACTGCCTACGCTCATGTAGTGCCCCGCGTTCATCTTTCCGTTGTACGTTCCGCATGAAATACAGCTTCTATCTTTATCTCTTTCACGTATGTAAGCATTAAAAGAAGCTTGTGCTAGTTTCAAGTAGTCGGAGCGAGTAAGTAACTTTTCTTTGAGTTCCTTCTTTCTGTCCTTCCATTGCTTCTCCTTTTGTAGTTTCGTGTATTCGTAGCCGCACTTGGTAGAGCAAACAACCTGAAGAGGGCGTAACGGATCAAACTTGTCTTTACATACTTTGCACTTTTTAGCTCTCATAATAACTCCTTTACCTCGTTTAATTGTTTCTTAAGTTCGTCTATCTCCTTTTCTTTTTCTAATAGCAACTTGTACTGGTTAAAGTTTTCCCTGTTTGTCTCGGTTAATGTTTTGTCTATAGAAACGAGAAAATAATATAACTCAGTAAGCTCTTTAATACATTTGTTGTTAGTCTCTATCCATTCATGGCTAGGCTGTTTCTCCTTTACTTTCTCGTTAATTGCTTTTAACTGCTCGGCTGCTAGTCTTATAGCCCCTTTGCTTAATACTACATCTATTGCGTAACTCATGGCGTTTTAATTGTGTTCCATATCTCGTGCGGGTCTTCATCTAACCCGTTTTCAATATCAAAGTTAATGTTTTTAAATTTGTTTAAGTCCTCCCGCGGCTCGTTAGGTAATATTTTCTGCTGAAAAGCCTGAGGGCGTTTAATTACATCTACCCCGTTAACCGTTAGCCCTAGACCGAAGTTATAATCTAACATTATCGGCTGGTCTTGAAACGTCGGTTTTCCTCCAGTATCCGTGTCTTTTATCTTTGCTACTTCAATCATAGTAAACTTCCATAGCTCAGCGTGCGAGGTCAATCGGTGAATAACTACAAAATCGTCTGCTTTATTCGCGAACGCCTTACCCCCTTCAATATCAGACTTGAAAGGTATTCGTACTTGTCCGTGCCACATATGGTCTTTAGGGTAAACAGCCCCTAGCCTTCCGCTCGCGCTTGTAGGGTGTGCGTTTATAAATACCGAGTGATTGCCCTCTTTAGTTACCATCTTTAGCTCGTTCAATACATCGTAGTTACTAGAATAAGTTAAGTCGGTCTTAAGTGAGTTCCAAGGGTCTATCAGTAGCGTGTCCCTTCCGGAGTTTAAGTATAAGTCAATCACCTCACGCGGCTCGTATCGTTTCGTATTGTCAATAAAACTAAAGTGATTCTCTAGCTTCATTTCTGCACGTCGTATTTCTTTGTGGCTTAAATCCATAAAGGGCTTATTGCAGTACATCTGTACTAAGTCGCGCATAATCTTACCCGCGCTGTTCTCATCGCAGAATAAACAAAAGCTTAAATCGTGATTAGTTGCTAGTGCGAGAAAGTACCAAAGTTGAAAGTATGTTTTACCTACGTTGTCGTGTCCTAGAAATATGTTTAGCTGGTTATGCTTGTAAACGAGGTACTCATCCAAGTAGCAACCTAGTTTCAAACCGAAAGGTATCTTACCGTCTCGGTAGTCCGTCAGAAACTTTGTGCTGTGTCCGTTGTTTAGTATCAT